AAAGTTGTTTTTCTTGACCTTTCTTGTGATTCTTTTGGCATATACTCATCCCATGTTTTACCTTTATTCCATGATATTTGACCTTTTTGAAACTGTCCTCCTGTAATTCCACTATGTAAATTTAATTTATTCTTACGATTAGCTATTGCACTTTCACTTAATTTCATATTGAATTTTTTATTATATCTTTTGGTTAATTCTTTAAGTGTTATTCCTTTAACATTTTTAGTAAGCCATCGGTCTTCTTTTTCGGACCATTTATGTCTCATCTTTTCCTTCTCCTAATTGCAATATTTCTGGTATCTCTTCTTTCTTACCATATTCGTCATAATGCTTTACTGCTTTTAAAGCTAATTCTCCGTTATTTATAATAGCTTGTGCTATTCTTGCCATAATCTCTGCTCTTTCTCTTTCCTCTTGTAAAGCATCTCCCTTTAAATCTTCATCATTTAGTCTTTCTAATTCCTCAAATAAATGATTATTTAAATCTACTAATTTATTTTTCATTGCTTGTCCTTTCTGTAATATGCTATATTACAATTTAATTTTTTGTTGCATTTCTAAAATTTATGTGTTTTTTTGTTCTTCCTCTAACACTTTTTGCAAAGCTTCCTCAAACGTTTCTACTATTTCATTATCAGTCATATTAAACTTTATGCTTAACCAGGTTGCTAGTCCGTAAAAATTTAATTCTTTTTCCATATTTCCTCCTGTTTCCACTCAACTCTTTCATTCCATTTACATTTATAAATTCCTATAAAATTAGGATTTTCTAATCTTTGACAACCTAGGCAGTCTTTACATATTCCTATTAGTTTTTGATATTTCATAAGCTACTCCTCTACAAAATCTCTTACTTTAATTTTTACAATTACTCTGTTTCCTAATCTATCTTTTAACTCAACTTTAGGTCTTGCAACTAATCCCTCACTTTTTGCTGTTCCTATCAATGAATTAGGCTTTGTTTTTACCCAATCTATACCTTTTTGTAAATTACCACAGAATACTACTGGAGCTACTTCAATATTTAATGAATTTGCTATGCTATATACCGCTTCTCTTGCTAAAAATATTCCATCTATAATTACATCAAATAAAGCAAAACTATTATCTTGTCTATAATCTCCACCTTTTTGTATTTTTGCTCCATATCCTTCTCCAATTAAAGTAACTTCTTTTTCTCCAAATAATTGCTCAAACATTTCCTCGTTTACATTTCCACCAAATTTACTAATTAAGAAGTTCATTAATTGACTTGGTATTTGAGCCCTATCAGTTCGTCCAAAATATTGTATTTTGTGTCCGTCCCAATATATTCTTATATTTGTACCATCTATTTTTTCAGTAAACTCCCATTCTATATCTTTTAAAAATTGTATTGTTTCGTTTCTCCATTCATTTTCATTTAACTTTTTAGTATTATCATCTCTTTTAAAAATTGTTTCTATTTTGTGATATTCTTTAATCATCTTTCTTCCTCCTCATTTATCTTCTCTACTAATCCTGCTTGAATTAAATCATATAATGTATCATCTAATTCTCCGTCTAATCTTGTTAATTCAATTTTTCTTGAGCTTTTACTTATTCTATAAAAATTTTTATCATCGTTTTCATTGTTTAAATATACTTTTTTAACATAAGATAATGGGTTATATGTAATAGATGTTACAAATCCAAAATCTTTTAATTTTTCTAAATCAACATAATCTTTTATCTTTAACATCTTTCCTCATCTTCCTTTACTTTTTTGTATTTATCCCAATTTACTACATTAGCTCCTACTATTCTCCAATCGATATCTAGTCCATCTACATAAACTACTTTACATTCTTTACTAAAATTTCCTCTTGCTATCAGAACATCTGTGCCTTGTTTTATTCTTTTAATTATTAAATAGCTTATATATCCTGCTTTATTAGCTTTTTGTATTAACTCTATTACATCTTCTTTTTTCTTTAAAACATATTTCTCTCTGCCTTTTCTTCCTGTTAGATATATTTTAAAATAATTCGTCATTTTTCTTTATCCTTTCATAAACAGCTACAGTCTTTCCTGTATAATCACATTTCTTTTTCCCAACTACTCTTACAATCTCTTTCTTGCATAGTTCTGTAAGACGTGGTTGTACGTAATTTCTTTCAGTAGATGGAATATAGCCCAATTCAAATAATTCTACTGCAATTTCCTTAGCTGTTTTAGGCTTGTCCATTCTTGAAAGTATCTGCTCATATCTTATTTTCTTCTTTAGCTGTATATCTTCAAAACTCATCTGTCGAGTAATCTGCGTTACTGCATTCATTTGTACCATCTCCTATATATTTTACATGTCCTAAGACTATCATTTTCAATATTCTCGCTCTATTTACATTATCAAAACTTAATAACTGTTTTTCGTTTATTTCTAACATTTTTTTACCTTTCTAAACTTACAAATCTGCTTAAATTTTTATAAAATTTAAGTTCTGATTTTCCTACATTTCCTGCTCTTTGCTTTTGTAAATCAACTGTTACCAAATTATTTTCAGAATTTTCCTGATATAAGAATATTACATTGTCAGCATCTTGCTCAATAGCTCCTGATTCTCTTATATCTGCTAATGATGGTGCTTGTCTACTCGCATTTCTATTTAATTGGCAAAGTGCGATTATAGGAATATCTAAGTCTAAGCTTAATAATTTTAACGTTCTTGATATATCAGCAACTTCTTGCTCTCTCGAATTAAATCTTCCGTTATTTCTTACAAGTTGAAGATAATCAATTATTAATAAATCTAATTTATCTTGATTCTTTAATCTTCTTGCTGCTATTTCTATTTGCTGAATTGTACTAACTTTTGTTAATAATCTAAATTTCAATTCTCCTAATTGCATACAATCAGCTCCTACTAGCATTTTTTCTTCTTCTGTCATATCTCCATTTCTTATCTTTCTTGAATTTACTCCTGTTCTTAAAGATAATAGCTTTTGGATCATCTGAGTTTCAGACATCTCTAAACTTACATAGCATACATTTTTTCCTTTTTTTGCAATGTTTTCCGCAAGTTGTAATGAGAATGTTGTCTTTCCTACTCCTGGTCTAGCTCCTATTACTGTTAACTCTCCATTATGTAATCCATCTGTTAAGTCGTCTAAATCAATATATCCGGTATATAAACTTAAATCTTCTTTTTTGTTTATATTCTTCTCAATTTCGTTTGCTGTCTCTACGACCTGTTTAATAAATGTTTCATCTTTTTGCGTTTGAAACTCTATTTTCTGCAATTCACTTATTAATTTTTCTATAAATACATCAACATTTTCTATAGTTTGAAGTTTTATTTGATTTTCTTTTAATAAGCCAAACATTTCTCTTCTTTTGGTATATTCTTTGAGTTTATAGTAAACACTTTCAGCAGTTTCTTTGCGAATATAATCTCCAAGATGAGTTATGTATTCTAGCATTTCAGGATTTTGTATCTTCTCATTAAGAGATAATATTGTTATATCTTCTTTTTTAGCTTGTAATTCTATAATTGCCTTTATAATTGTTTTATTTTTATAGTCTAAAAAATCTTTTTCACCTAGCTCATACTTTTCATCCTGGAAAATCAAATAAAATAACATTGCTTTTTCTAGTTCTATATCATTCATATTTTTTACCTCTCTTTAAATATTCTGAATCTGTTAATGTTATTTCTTTATAATCTTTTTGTTCTTCCGGAAATTTATATCCTTCTTTTCTTGCCCAATTTCTTAAAGTAGCTACAAAGTCTTTGTACTTTTTTCCATGACTCTGAATATAATCATCTAAGCTCTGTATTCTTTTAGCATAATCTTTTGGAAACATCTTTTGTAGTTTTAAATATTCATCGTCTGTTAATTTTACATTCTTAAATTCTCCAAATTCTTTTTTATTTATTTTTTCTTTTTTTTGTTTAGTTTTGTTTTGTTTATTTAATGTGTTCGCTGTGTTATTCGTTGTGCTATCGGTTTGTTGTTCGTCTTGTTGCTCGTTGTGTTGTTCGTTCTGTTGTTCACTTTGTTGCTCAAATTCTATAATCTCATAAATTCCAGCATTGTTGCTTTTTCCTTTTTGATACTTAATATATCCTTTTTGTATCAAATTGTTTCTTGCTCTTTGTAATGCTGAAATATTTAATCCTGTAAACGTCATTAGAGTTGTATTTGCTACTGTAAAATTCTTTATCCAATTACATCTATTGTTTATATTTAACAATGCAAAATATAAACATTGAGAATTAGCATTTAAAGGATTTATTAGTAGTAACTCATAAAATTTGTTTACTTGTTTTAAATAATTCATTAAGTTTTCTCCTTTCGTATAATATCAATATTAGCTCTAGTGTTTATCTTATAAATGTTCCTATTTAAAAATCTTATTTATTTTATGGTTACTGTGTATAATACCAATAATAATAATTAAATAAAGAATTATAGCTATTAATTCTGGTAATAATACTAAAATCCAATTCCAATTTATTACATTTATTAATTTTAAAACTATAAAAACTATTGTTAAAAATTCAGTGAATCCCATTTTTTAAGTCCTCCTTTTTATTCTTCATAATTATTTTTAAATTCTTCTAAAAATTTTTCTTTACTATATTTTTTTATAAACTTCTTTTTGGCAAAATCATGTAAATATTTTCTAATTACTATATCTACATCTGCTCTGTTATGGCATCTTCTGCAAAGATAATATATTAATCCAAATTCCATACTTTTTTGTCTATTTGAACCGCCAAAAGCTTCATGTTTGTCCAATTTCTTTTGTTCTTTATTGCATAGAAAACATTTTGTGTCATTTTTTTGCAATATGCTAAATCTATTTCGTTCTTTCTTTGCAAGTTTATTGCTTTTTTGTTTTATTTGTTTTACTATTATCTGCTCTGTTTCTTTTGAACTTTTTTTCATATCTTTTGGTTTAGGATATGGATTAAAGCTTTTTCTTAAATCAGTTACTAACATTTTTATTCCAACTTTCTAATAATTTATCTATCTCTTTTTTAGGCTTTGTATCAATATTTTGCTCTTCACAATCATTAATAAGTCCTTTTATAAAAATCGACATTTCTCTAGTATCATATTCACTAGTTCCTTTGTATACTTTGTACCATTTATATTTTTTTCCTTTTACTGTTGTTTCGCCTTCTTCTGTATAATATTTAAAATAATATTTTGGATTTACTTGTTCTGAAATAAGTACTAATTCTGATTGTCCATAATCTTTTAATTTTAATAAATATGTTTCTTCTTTGCTCAAATTCAAAACATTTGCTAATTCATTTATTAAAACCCATGCATAAGCATTAGCATTTAATGATCTGTGTTGAAAAAATTTCTTTATATTAACTCTTAAATATGTGTTTAAATACTTCTGTAATTGATTATGTATTCCTCTAGATTCAAAAAGTATTGTTATCATTGTTTGATTATTAAAATTTGTCTTTATATCTATTATCCTTGCTTTATCTTCCATATTTTTCTCCTAAAAATTTTGACTTTTGAAAATTTATATGATATAATGTATCTATGAATGATTTACATAAATACATTTTGAATTAGTCAATGTTCGCTGCATTGTCTAATTCTTTTTTTACGTCTTTTCTAAACTGTATTAATGCCGTAATAGTTCCATAAGATGCATTGTACATCTTCTTTATAGCTAATAGTACTTTGTGATTTCTTTGGTTCTCTAAATGTTCATAGTCTAAATCTTCTCTCATTCTTTTGCTCTCTTCTCTCCATTGTTTTACACTTTCAGTTAATAGAGTGTTTTCTTGCTTTAGCTGTTTTATTTCGTTTTGCATCTTTTCATATTCTTTTTTACTTATAAACATATCTTTTCCTCCTTTCTATCCAAAATATCCTATTGTGCTTATCCAGGCTATACCACATGTTGCAACTTTATAAACTAATATTCCTAATGTAACAACATTTCCTAATATTGTTACATTTCTTAAGAACTTGTCCTCATTAAATCTGTATTTTTTCATTTTTTTATCCTCCTTTTAAATAATCATGTCTTGTATCCATATAATTTACTACTGCCATTCTTTTTACTTTAAATGGCTTTGTGTATGTCTGTACTGGTAATGCTTTGTCATTGAACATCTCTCTTGTTTTATTAGGTCCTATTTTAAATTCTTCTGATACTTGTTCTATTGTTAATAACTCATCCGGATCTTTTCCTTTATATCCCCATTGAAGTAATTTATTTGTTTTTTTTGTTTCTTCAATGAGCTTTTTTATTAGTTCTTCCATTTTCTCACTCTCCTTTTTGTTTAGTTTTCTAAACTATTTTTGTAAAAAAATATTCACTTATTTGTTGTACAGGTATTTCTAAAGTTTCAGAAATATTTACTATTTCTTCTTGCGTAAATTGTCCTTGATTGTTGAATTTCAAGCTAATTGTAGATTTATTTTTTCCTATTCGTGCTGCTAAATCTTCTTGAGAAATCCCTTTTTCTTTCATTCTTCCTTTTAATTTGCTATAATCGAACACAATTATTCCTCCTTTCTTGTTTAGTTTTTCTAAACTAAACATATAATATATCATCGTTTTTTATTTGTCAATACTTTTTGTTAAAAAAATTTATTTTTTCTAAACTTTTTTTGGCAAAAACCGTAAAAACATTTGACATTTCTAAACTTTTTGTATATAATATTTTTTAAGTGGAGGTGAAAAAATGGATGATTTAATAGATACATTTGCTAATAGATTATCAAAAGCTTTAACTATTAGAAATATAAAACCTATAGAATTATCAGAAAAAACAGGAATAGATAAATCTAAAATTAGTTCATATATGTCTGGAAGATATAAGGCAAAACAGGATGGTGTATATTTATTATCTACTTTTTTAGATGTTGATCCAGCTTGGCTTATGGGGTATAATGTTCCGATGGAACGAGAAAAAACAGAAACAGCTTATATTGGTAAACAAGTATTTCCTCTTCTAGGAATAGTAAAAGCAGGATATAACTATCTAGCAGGAGAAAATATAATAGGACACGTCAATATAAATAAAGAAGTATCTGACCCAGAAAATTACTTTGCGTTGAAAGTAACTGGAGATAGTATGCAACCTGTTCTGTTTGAAGATGATATTGTAATTGTTCATAAGCAAAATGACATTGAAAACGGTCAAGTTGGAATTATAATTATAGATGGAGAAGAAGCTACAGTCAAGAAAGTACTTAAATATGAAGATCATATTGAATTACTAGCTTTTAACTCTTACTATCCACCAAAAAAACTAACTAAAAAAGATAAATTTCAAATTGTCGGTAGAGTTGTAGAAGCTAGAATAAGTAAAATATTTGAATAAAGGGGTAATAAATGAAAAATAAATACTACATTATCACAGCAGTAGTTGCTTGTATAATACTTTTTTTAGTTATATTTTTAAGAATATTAAATACTAACGATTCTAACAATATTGAAAACACAATTAAGGTTTCTTCTGAACAAAGCAACTCCACATACGAATATATTTCTAACAATAAATATAATAGTGAATTTTCTTCATATGACATAAAAATAGCAGATGAAGCAATCTATGAAAAATATATTACTGAAGAAGCATCTGAAAAAATTTTGAATCAAAAAATATATATAAAAATAAAACAAATTACTTTATTAGAACAATCTGACAAAAGTACTGCAACAGAATCAAAAACGGAGTATATTTATTCACTGATAGACTATAACAATAATTCTTGGATATATGCAGGAAATTTGTGTTTAGAAGATAATTCATATAATATTAAATCACAACAAAAAGATTTAATAATTTATGGTAATTTTATAGGAACGTATAATTATAAAGAAGAAAAGTATCCTAGAATTGAAGTTTTTAAAACTATAAAAAATTTAGAAATGATAGATAAAGAAGAAATACAAAAAATTGGTGATTCCTTTATTAATAATTTAAAAGAAGCGTATCCAAACGAAGTGTTTTCATTCTCTAAATTTGAAGAAAATTCTAAATATATTGAATTGATATATAAAAATATTTCTGAAGATTTAGAAATCACATTTATCGTGGATGATAACACAATAAAAATGGCTGAACTATATGTAAATAAAGTAAACAAAAAAATCTTTGATATAGACCAAAAGTTTGTAAAATCATTTTTGTTATGCTTTAATTCAACAATATCTAACAAAAATGTAGAAGATTATATTGCAGGAGCAAAAGAAACCGAAATCGAATTTGAAAATAAAGCTTATAACAAAGATTATAAATATAAGCCGTTTTCATTAAACAATATAATCTGTGAAACCTCAATAGGAATGAAAACAATATATGTTTATTATAATTAAAAAAAGATAATATGTACCGCTTCCCCAAGTTATACATATTATCTATATACTAATTACTTGTACAAAAGTAATTTTATTTGTGTTACTATTATATTATAAAAACTCTTTTTGTACAAGTCCCAAAATTATGTTTGAAAGGAGTTTTTTATTATGAAAAAAACCAGAACTGTAGGAAATGGCGAAGGAAGTTTATACAAGGACTCTAAGACCGGAAGATATATTTATGCTTATTACTATAATGGAAAAAGAAATAAGATAAAGCAAAAACAGAATGAAAAAGTATCAGACTTTAAAGCTAGAGTTACAGAAATAAAGAATAGTGTAAATAAGAATACTTATATAGATAAAGATGAGATTACACTTGAAGAAATCATAGAAAAGCATATTGAATATAAACATAACACAGGAATAACATCTGATAGGACCTATTTAAGAAATAAAGGTTCTCTGGATCATCTAAAAAAATGTTGCAACTTTTTAAAAAATCCTATTCAAAAAATTACTGCTAGTGAGATAAAAGAAGATTTGCCAAACTTTACAGAGTATTCTCAAAATACTATAAATAAAGATTTTGCTTTATTAAAAAAAGGATTTGAAATTGCTATCAATGAAAGAATTTTATTATATAACATTATGAACCTTATAGCAAAACCTAAATCAAAAAAAGAGACAATTCCAGTAGAAGCTTTAACTGTAGATGAAGAAAAAACTCTTATAAAATACTTAAATTCTACAGAACATGAATATAACGATGCTATCTTATTTATGCTTTATACTGGAATAAGAGTTGGAGAATGTCTTGCTTTAACTTATGATAATATAAATTTAAAGGAAAAAACTTTAACTATACAAAGGACTTTGACAAGAGATGAAAAAGACAGAGTGATTTTAGGCAAACAACCTAAAACTCAAAAAGGAAAAAGAACTATTATAATGTCTTCACAAGCCGTCACCATTGCAGCGAGAATCAAAAATAAGACAAAAATACCAAATATATATAATCTTATATTCTATGATAATGGTTTTGTTTCTCCTAGTGCTGTAAACTCTTATTTGCATAGAATTAATAATGCTCAACATATCGCACCGAAATTACATAATCATATGTTAAGGCATACATTTGCAACTAGATGCATCGAAGCAGGAATGACAGCTAAAGTATTACAAACTATTTTAGGACACTCAAAAATATCTACAACATTAGATACATATGCTTCTGTTTTTGACAAATTTAAATTAGATGAAAATGAGAAATTAGAACAGTATTTAAAAAGCATTGGTTTATAAGTGTTTTAAAACAGGGGTGCAGTAAAGGGAGCAGTAGGAAAAATTTTTAGAATATATTTAAAATATAAATAAAATTAAAACAATGACTAAAAGTATTGAAAAATAAGGTTTAAAGTTATTTTAAATAAAATAGAGGTATAAATAAAATACCTCTATTTTTGGTGCACCAGGACAAGTTATACCCTATATTTATCAGTGTTTTGACATATATAAGGGTGCAGTAGGGGTGCAGTAACTTTTTTTATTTGTATTTAAATCTAATCTCTGTTCTATACCATATATTAATATACCAATCCAACTTTTGACTCTGCTTTAATATTTCTTCATAAGTACAATTTGAAGTAATCATCTTGTCCAATTTTCTTTTGTTAATCCAGATAAGAAAATTTAATAACATATTAATCACCTCTTTATTCTATTATACTACATTTTCCTTGCAAAGTCTGTCGAAGTTTGTCGAAAAAATTAAAAAATCTATTGAATTTTATAAATTTAGAATATATAATAATTTCATTGGAGGAATTTATATGTACTATATTGAAAAAATAAAGAGTCATTTGTATAATTGGGTAGCTTACATTAAAGAACATATTATAAGAATAGTTTTCATCCTCTTTCTAATAATATTATTCTGTTTTATATTAACTAAATTTCCAAGAATATTCGAAGAGGGCGAACAACACATCCTAATACATAATATAACTATTTCTAATTGGAGTATTTGGTTAGGAATATTAGGCATTGCAGTTACTGCTATATGGGGCTTATATGAATATGATAAATCCCGCATTTCTACTCAACAAGAAAAAGCATCTGAAATAGCCAAAATATTCTCTGATGGTTTACTTGATAAATGTAATATTGTAATTACTGTTTTTAAAACTTCTCCATTAAACGAATTTTTGAATAATATTGATCCGTTGTACTCTCCTTTTGTTCATTTTACAACAGATGAATTAAGAGAACTTACCAATAATGATGATTGTCCAAGTCTCTACAAAAAAGATAGGCAAAATGTAGATTTTGATTATATTTATCATAGAATATTAGAACAAAGAATATCTATACAGTCAGAATATAAAGAAAAATATAAAGACGAAAAAAATAAAAATAGTAAATTTCAACCACATGCTTATACATCTGCAGAAGCAAGAGAATTATTCATCTTAAATAATTCTTTTCTTCCTTTCCATTTTTTCTCTTTATTAGATGATGTCTTGAACAATTTGGAATATATTTGCATGAATATTTCTAGTCATGCAGCCGGTTCCACTTTTATTTATCAGTCTTTACATCAAATTTTTTTTGATACTATAAATACTTTAGCTTTTGAGATTGCTATTAGAAATGATGGTAAATATGCAGATAAATTTTATACTAATATAATATATGTGTATAATGATTGGCTAAAAATGTACAAAAAATCACGAAAACATGAAGATAGCAAAAAAAATCAAAACAAAAAAATATTAAATCCAAAAATAAAGACAGTTGAATAAACAACTGCCTTTATTTTTTATCTTCCTCTCTTCTACTTTCTTGATTTATAATAATTCTATCTTCACCCATCCATTGACCATACATATAAATCCCTCCTATACATATATATTATTCTTAAGTACTTTTATTTATTATATTATATTAATTTAACTTTTTTTTGTCAATACCTTTTTAGTGACTCGCATTTAAATCGATTTTAAGCTATTTAAAAATAAAATCAATATACTTTTATGGTACAAAAAGTAGCCTCTTACAGCTACCTACTTATAATTACTTATTTTAATATACGCTTTTCTTCCTGTTGCTATTACTTTTACATAGTCTATTTTAGTAGAAATGTTTTTTAATACTTTAATTTTCGTATTTTTTAAATATGTATATTTCTTTCCAGAAAGATTTTTCTTCTTATATAAATAGCATTTCTTTTTAAGAGTCTTTTTCTTTCCTACAGTATTTTTAATTTTACTCTTTGTTTTCTTAGTTGATGTAGTCTTTGTGGTTGTAGTCTTTTTAACTTGATTATAAGTTGATTTCTTCTGTTCGTTTCCTTTATCATTTGAGAATATCCAGAATGATTTTGCATTTGCATATTTCTTAAAGTTCTCTTTACTTACATAAGCTGATGTACCTTTTACTTCTACATTAGCATTTCTTCTTGAAGCTGTATTGAATTTACCATTATATAAATATGGATCCATTACCTGGATAGTATCTCCATTTAAACTTGCAAGTACTATGTAATGTCCTGAACTTGTAAATAGTCCTGAACCACAGCTACATATTATATAGTATTTTGAAGTACCTACTGCGTTCTTCTGTGACAAATATGTCATAGCTTTGTTAAAGTCATCTGTTTTGTAGTATTCTTTAAAGCCAAAGTAATCTGCTACGAATGGATAAAATGCCCAAGCCGTCCCACTATTTGCTGTTCTATATCCGTTATCTACTGATAAACTTGCAAGAGTAGTTGGAAGTATAGCACCTTTTGCACTTGATACTACCATTGCAGAACAAGTAGGTCCACACGCACTAGACTTCATTGTTTGAGAATGATTATTTGTAGATGTATATAACTTTGTTGCCCATCTACTATCAGCCTGTGAGTAATATGTAAGCCCTTGCCATTTGCCAAGTAAGTTAAGTCCTTTTCCTGCATTGTCTCCGTCATAAGAGATGTTTTCTTGTTCTACCAACGCATCAGCTTCTAATAAACTCTCATCTGCTCCCTCGTCTGTTACTTCTTCCTCTTCTTTTATTGTTGATTTTGCTATTTCCTTAGTTTCTACTTGCCCACCATTTTCAACTGCATTCTTTGTATCTGCTACTTCTGATTGAGCTTCTTCTGATACTATTATCTCTTTTATTAATTCTGTTTGAACTTGTTGTATAGTATTATTCATTTTACTGTCTGGTATATAAATTGCACAAAGCATACCTATAACAATAGAACATAATAATACATTTATTAAAATTATTTTCTCTTTAAAATTATTCATTATTTTTTCGCTCCTTTCAAATCTCTTATATCATGTTCAGCTTCATTCATTCTGCCTTCAAGAGCATAAGTTCTTTCTATTACTGTATTGTGTTTGTCCACTTTTTCTTCAAGTTTTTGTATTCTATAATTTGTTAATTTGTTTGCAGCAAGAACTCCACAAAGAGAACCTACTACAGTACCAGCAAATCCTAATATAGCTACTATAATTGTTTCACTCATCTTTATTTTTCCTTTCTCAATTATCTACTTTTACATAATTTGTATTTGTATTAAATAAGTGTGTTAAATCTGTTTGCTCTACCCAACTACCATTAACCTTTTTATATACTTTTGAATATTTTTTCCAACTTCCGTTTTCTTTTATGTAGATGTTCTTATTAGAATCAACAGCTACTACTATAATCTCGTGGTCAGATGTAATATTAGTTATTGTATATTCAAAATAAGTTATTTTTTCTGTTGAAGGAATTTCGTATTCTACAGTAAATGTAGCTCCTGAAACTCTTCCTCCATAATATCCAATGGTAAATCTTAGAAACGCATCTTGTAATTCTTCTCTTGTCCAATTTCCTGTGTCCATATCTATAATATGATCTGTTGTGGAAGTAAAACTACTTTCTTCTCCCTTTATAGTTGAACCACTATAAAGTTGTAAATCTGCAACTTCACTACCAGAGGATGTGCTTTCACAATGACCTTTTACATTACAAGTTACATTTTTAATAATCGCATTTTCAGGTATTTCACTTAAATCAAAATAATAATCTATATAAGCTGTACTACCACTACTTGAACAATAATCACTGCCTGATGTAGATGATGTATCACTACCTTCTCCTATTGCTGATTGATAATATGTTCCTGATATATTTCCATGTGTAGTATAGCTCACTGGATAAGAAAATATTGTTCCAGTTGTTTGCACTTCTTTTTTTACTAATAAATTCGTTACATCAACATTGTTATCTTTAACCACAATATTTGATGTTGAATCCGTATTTACAATAACAGAAGCATTTTCTCCTTCAATAACATCTTGAGAACTTGGTTCTATTGTTACCCCCGACACGTTGCTATTAGTTGTTACTTCGTAAGCAACTCCATTTACTTCATAATTAATCGTTAAAGTTGCACCATAAAATCTAAAATAATAACTCGTAGAAGTAGTTGATCTACTGCCTCTTTTTCCATATAATCTTATTTTAGCATTTCTCAACTCTGATAAAGTCCAGTTTCCAGTAGATAAAGTTATTTCATTTGATGATGTACTAACATTTGAAGAACTTCCTTTTGTTGTTGTTCCTGTGCACATTTGTATTTGTCTTGTACTTACATAACGAGTAGAAGTTGAACTTACATATGCTTTTGCCTTACAAGAAACAGAAATTATTGTTGCGTTATTAGGTATTTCACTTGTATCAAAATTATAATATATATATGTATTAGCACTACTCCCAGTATTAAGAATAAATTGTGCATAAGTATCACTTTCAGAGTCTGAATATCCGTTGCTTATTGGATAATAACTGCTAGTAGAATAATAAGAAGAATTGTCATCATCAAAAGAAGATGGAACAATAGAAATCTCCTTTTCTATATTAATTATTTTCGACATAGTATATTTCCTTTCTATTCCTGCAAATATATATCACCATCATTGCCTAATGTTGCAGCTGGTACAGATGAACCTGTGTAATATTTTTGAATTTGAAGTGTGCCTGTAATTTTAGTTCCAGATTTGTCTATTGCTTTTTTCCCTGAAACTATATTTTCTGCACTAATATCTAAATCAGTTAAATCAATTAATGTTTGTTCATTGTATATAACTTTATTTACTGACATATTATCACTCCTATCCTATAGTTACTGTTGTTCCACCTGCACTATTTGGACTTTCTACATAAGGTATTGAATTTACTGTTACACTTGACAAATAATCATAATCACTATCAGGTTGAATTGTTTGTTGACTTGTAGTAGGTGTCACCGTTTTACTTTGAGCTTTTATTGCTGCACCTGTATATGTACCTTGAACACCTAATATTGTAACACCGCTCTTAATATTACCAGCTACTATTTTTGCTTGTTCAGTAGAACTTATTGCTACTTTACCACTTCCATCATGATAACCTTGTGGAACCGTATATTCTCCAGCTTTTGTTGAAATAGTTCCTGCTATTGCTCCATTATTAGGCATTGTTCCTGTTAATTTCGTTCCTCTTGCGTATGCAGTTTTTCCATTCAACATTTCTGCTACTGCTACTGTGGCATCACTAGAATTGACATCAAAATCACAAGTACCTTCTATTAGTTCTCCTGACTTATCGTGTGCAGTTATACCTGCTATTAGTTTATCCTCTGTTACTGTATCAGCTGTTAAATCAATTAAAGTGTTTCCTCCATAAATTATTTTATTAACACTCATTTCAACATACCTCACTTCCTATATAAATCGTATTTCCATATTGATTTGACGTTTCAAAAAATGGAATTTCTTTTACTGTTATATTTTCTTCTAATAATTTATCTTTTGTATATAATTCTTGATCTTGAAATGCTTGAGGAGTAATATCGTAAATCCCTTCATATTTTTCAACATCATCAGATATAACTTTTATGACATCATTTTCCATTGATATATCTATTTCTTCTTCATCATTTATTAATATATTAAGTTCTTCTTCACTTTCTAGTATAAATTCTAAATCCTCTATTGGTTCAAAACTAATATCTAAATTGCATTCATTTAATAGGTTTATCTGTATATCTTTTTCTTCTTCTACCAGTAAATTTAAATCCATCATACCACCTCATTTTCAGTATGAGTTATTTCATCAGTCAATTGAAGTGTTCCAGTTTTAGTTTGTTTGATTTTAGGATTTTCATTACATATTTCTATATCGAAAACATATTTTGCATAACTTAATTCATCGGTGTCTTCTGGTAAAATTGAAAAGTGATAATATCCTTCTTCATCTTTTGTTATATCTCCAGTGCTTAATCTCTTCTGAAATAAGAAATCTTTATCATTACGATTTCTTTTAAATGTTATATATATTTCATCGACATCTTGATTGAAGTCTGTTGTATCTTTGTTTTTTATTTTAAATTTAAATGGTCTATAGTCTCCTCTTGGCATTGTAATATCCATAAGCTACTCTCCTTTCTTTATTTTTATTCGCAAAGAGTTACTACTAATTTTTTTTAAAAATCAATTCCCCTCTAAGCCATTCTCCCCTTATTGTCGAAACAGCTCTTTTATTTATATTAATAGTATCTGAGTTTTCTTCAATTTGTAAATCCGCACATAGACCTGTAACTTGGTCTACTATTGGTGCTGATGAAATTGTACTTGCTTTTACACCGTTTAATTTTGCAATTGGATAGTCCATCCAAATATCTGGCATTTTATCTTCCATGCTGCCAAATACTTTAACAATAATTAAATCCCCTATTTTATATGCATTAACACTACCTTCCTTTAAATATGATATAACTGAAATATCTGATACTATATTCTTTTCATAATTTGGAAGTGCCATTATTTAACACCTCCATTCGTTTTTAAATTATCCGTGTGTGTGTGTGTGTGTGTGTGTGTGTGTACAGCCTCAAGGCTTACGAGATTTTTATTCATATTAAATCTTCCTTTCTTTATTTTTACTTTTATTGTAAACACCTTATCTGTATCCTTTCATTATTCTCGGAATACATCTATCATTTCCATTTCCTGTTGTTACTTCAACAATATTCCCTGACGATGGAACTTGTATATCTCTATAAAAGTTTTCACCCTCTGGTGAAATAAGGAATGTACCTTTACCTACAGGAATTTTTCCCGTTGACATCCAATTGTCTGCATTCCTGTATCTTGAATACAATATTTCATAATAAGAATACTTTGATAAGTCATCATTTAAAGTTAATTCTGTTATTTGATTAATCTCTGTAATTGAAAAATCTTCATACAATATTTTTCCTTCTATCTTATTATCTAAAGTTGCTAATTCATTTTTTATATTTTCGATATTAGCTTTCATCACTCATACACCCCTCTCACTATAAACTCAATCACTCTTCCTGTAGGTACTGCTTGTCCCCAATTGTAGAATTGTATCGTGTTTGATACTTCTCCTGTGTTTCCTACTTCTATGTAGTGTGTCCCTTTAATTAATCGTTCACCCATATAAATTACTTCTAAACTATTATCTCCAACTCTATACTTAAGCGGAATTGTATAATTCGTATTCTGAGCTATAGTTGTACTTGTTGTTATTATAGCTGTTTGAACAGTTTGTATTTTATTTAAATTAGTTTCATTTATAGGAGTTTTCTTGCTTGGTGAATTTTCAAAAACTAACATTACTTCTCCTCCAATCTTTTCTCTAATTCTTCTATTTTTTTGTCTGTTTTTTCAACATACTCTTGAAAAGCCTTCCATAACATTGATATCATGTCATAAGTATCAATACCATTCTTATCTTGAGATATTACTTGTTCTGGAGTGTTATATTTCCCTTCTAAATCTCCAATTATAAAACCTAAATGTTTTTTATCTGTATCTTCTTCTGTTTTATAATTAAATTGATATATTTCACTTTTTTTTACTACTTCTAAAATATTCTCTGGACATTTTTTTATATTCTTCTTTAAACTCTCTTTGGAACTGTTAACAAACGAATTAGCATACACATTTCCATCAACTGAAATTCCTTTAGAAAAACTAATTAGAGCATTTTTGCTTCTACTTGTAGGTTGAATATTATCTGTTGATAATACCCTAGGTTGAATAGCTCCCTCTACTTCAACTACATGTACATAACCAGTACCAGAAGAATATTCATCAAAATAACTGTTAGCTTTTTGATATATCTCTAGAACAGGATGTTCCACTAAACTTCCATTAGAATTATGGAATTGTATAAAAAATGTTGGAGTTGTGCTTTTCAAACAGCTTAACATTAAAGCTTGTGCACTCGTACCATTATAAGTAGAAGTAGCACGTTGTATTTTCCCTACTATTCTATTATCAGTATCATAAAAATTTAAATCTCCCCCTGTTAATGATGCATTTCTTAAAGAAGCTGATGAACAAGTTAAATTTCCGTATTTATCAACATTAAAGTTATTACTTTGTATTGCTATGTTATCTCCTGTTAGATTTATTGTCTTACCAGATAAATCTATTTTGTTTGCATTTATTGAGACAGCTTCAGCAGATTGATTTATCCTTGATATGATTTCATCATTTCCAACTTTTTTCGAAACTTGTGTACTTATATTGTCTGTAGTTTGTGTTATTTGAGAGTATTTTAAAGTAGCATCTGTTTTTGTTTCATAAATTTCTGAAACAGTAGTAGTTATATCTGTAGATGTTTGCTTTATAGCACTTTTCATTTCAAGTCTAGTTGGAAACTGTGTTATATATACATTTTGTGACATTAGTCTTACCATTAAATAACAAATATAAGGTGTATTATCATATTTTAGAACTTCTACAGTGTAATTTCCATCGGTTAACTCAATAGATGGGTAACTTATAGTTTCTATTCTTTCTTCACTCAATAAAACAACTTCTCCATTCGAATTGTAACCACATTTTTTTACTATATAACAATCTTCGTTGTTGTAATCCAAAACAAATCTATCGTAATGTTCCGAATCATAATATAATAGATCATCTGGTAATACATAATTAAAAACTTCATTAGTTGTTGTATTAGTAAATCTTAGTGTTCTTAATTTAATAAATAAATTATCACTTGGATATAACAAATCAAATGGATACAAATAGCTTATATTATCTCCTAATGGTCTTATTTCAATATTTATTGGCTCACTTTGATTTATATTTTCAAACGTTAAATAACCATCATTACTTTCTTTTGATGTTGTTATATCTGCAATATCACTTATTGAACTTTCTATTTTACCAAGTTCAATATTTATGTCTGCTATACTTCTACTATAGTCATTTAAAGTATTGGCAAGTCCTTCTATTCTGCTAACTGATAAAGTTCCTGTTGTTATGAATTTTGCATTTATCTGTCCATCCATAGTTATTGCTGTTTCAAAAGGTCCCTCATATCCATTTGAGCTAAATCCCAAACCTCCTAATCCCCATCTCCATACATTTACAGCTTCTTCTTTAGGAAGTTTGTCTAGTATTAAAATTTCATTATCATCTATATAAACAAATCCATTTTTATTCAACGAATTTATTAATTCTGTTTGTTGATTAATTACTATTTGTTGATTTGATACTTCTTGAGTTATAGATTTTATAGTATTTTTTATATTATTAAACTTAACTTTTACATCTCTTGAATAATTTCCAAATGTTAATTCTTTTATTTTTTTTGAGATAACATTGTAGACATACTCTAATACTTCTGTAGTAATTGTTACTAAAGGATGTTTTACTTGAATCGTATCTCCTATTTCCATATCATTGTTTATGTCTGATCTAGTAGTATAACTTACTTTAGGATATTGATTTTCAGTAATATATTCTCTTGCTTTTTCTCTTAATTCTTGTATAAGATTTTCTTCTGTTCTTTCTTCTTCTTCTAAATCCGTTTGAAAATCTATCGTTCTCGTATATGGAACGTCGTAACTTATCCTGCTTTCTAAACTTTTTTCTGGTAGCATAATTCCATCATACCCTACAGGATAAAGTCTAGTTACAACTGCTGACCAATCTTCGTATATTTCCATATCCTGCATATTTTTACCATAGATTATTGTTTCTCCATTGTCATGCCCAACACTTTGCAAAAAGTTAATATTCCAGTTATCTGCATCAAATACTCCTCCCCATCTTTCTTCAATTGTTTCGCAAGCTTCTAACATATTTTTTCGTATAAAGTATGCTGTACTCATAGTTTCAACATCAGAATAAAAAGAAAAAGGACTAACATTATCAGTCCTTTGATTTATGTAATTTAATGCATTTAAACCATTTAAATTAGTTGGTCGAACATCTAAAAGAAAATACTTTTCCATATCAAACATAACGTGATTTGCGGTAAACGTAATCTTTCTGTTTGTCTTTTTTAAGTCTTGATTTATTCTAAATGCTTGTGGATTTAATTTAGATTTAGTTTGTATTACACATAATTTATCTTCTTCTATATAATCTTTATATTTTATCGGTAACTCGACTTCTATATACCATCCATTGAGTGATTTCTTTTTATATTCTAAACATTTAGTTGGCTCTATGATTATATTTCCACCAGAAGAAAAATCTCTATCTGCTGCATCGAATATTTTTATCATAGCCATCTATCCTTTCTTCTTATTTCAATTTTACAATCTCCAGAATTTATAGAAATAAGATTTATTCCAACACTTAGTTTAGGAAATTCATACCCTATTTCTAATTGTCTATTTCTATTTAATCCATTACATTCAACTGTTTTTTCTTCACAATCTATTTCTACAAAATTATCAGAAAAATTATATACAAATCTAATGCCATTAATTGTTATATCAACACTATTAGACGTTTTTTTTGTTAATTTTATTATTGGTCTGCTTTCAATATTTCCTATATTTTCAATTTCTTCCGATACCTCTTCATAATTATCTTCCGCTTTATACCAAAATGGATCTCTTATAAAGGTCGTATCTATTATTCTTATACAAGCACTTCTTTGTGGCTCTAATTGGCTATAAAATCTAGCTGTTGTTATTCTACCTTTATATTCAAATTCTCCTTCTCCATTTAACCAAGCTAAAATATCATCGATTTTATTAGTATTTAAACATTGAACCATTATAGGTCTTTCTATGTATGAATATCCTAATTCATCAAATATTGCTCCATCTCTGCCTTCTATTTCTGTTACTTCATATCTTTGTGCTGCTCTAGCAATAAAATGTTCTTCTTCTTCAATTACTACTTGCATATCTTGACTTGATATTCCTTTAAATTTAAACATATCACACCACCTTGTATAATTCATCTTTTACTATTCTAGCAAAGCCATCTTCATCTAATGTAAATTTACAATTTGTTAAAGCACTAGCAATACTCTGTGCCATTTTGTTATAATCTATTCCAAAATTATTTTGATTAATATTTGTTCCGCTTCTTGAACTAAAATTCACTTCTCCATCAATATTTTCTAATCTATCTGTTATTCCATCACCTATTTCATCTGCCTGTTTAAATAACTCTTTTTTACCTTTTTCCATTTCCTCTTCCATAGGTTGTACTGCAAACTTCATAATTTTTCTAGTTTTCTTTGATGGTGAATGCTCATCAAAAGCTTTTTTTAATCTTGTTAAAATGCCATTAGCAATCGTTGTAGCTTTTGCAAAAAGAGTAGGTTGTTTTTTATTCATTTCATCTAGCATAGGTGTCATTGCATTTTTCATTGCCTCTCTTGTTTCTTTCGGCATACTGTCATAACTATTAATTATATCATTAACTATTTCTTGAGTCTTTTTATCTATATTTCCACCATACATTTCAGTTTGAGAAACTAAAGCAAGCCATGTTCCTAATTGATTTTCTTGAGATTCATCCATATCTTTATACATGTCTTGCCATATTTTTTTCATTCTTCCTTGATGTAACTGTTCTTCCATACGTTGTTTATCTGATTTCGTTTCAGCATCCCATAAAATATTGTCGTTTATTTTAGATAAATTTTCGCTATGCTTTGTATTTTCATCTTCTAGCTTTTTATTAGTTTCTTGTAATTTAGCATAAAAACCATCATCTTGTTTTGCTCTTTCTAAATATCCATCGGCATATTTTTGATTTACTTCAGCTATTTCTTTTTCTACTTCAGCTATTTTATCTGTTTTATTTTGAACTACCTTCTCATATTCTTTTGCATAAGCTTCATTAGACATAGTAGCCTCTTCACCATATCTTTGATTTAATAAAGCAATTTCTTCTGTTGTTTGTGTATTAATTAATTCAATAGTTTTCGTTTTTTGTTCTTCAGCAGTTTTTATCCACTCTTGAGATTGTATTTTATATTCCTCTAAAGAACCCTGAAATGTTTCTGCATTTGTTGCCGCTTGTTGTGCTATAGCTTTAGAAATAGATTTCTCTATTTCTAATTCCCTTTGATTTAATTCTCTTAACTTTTCAAAATATTCATCTAATTGTTGTATTTCCTTTTGTGTATATCCTCTTCTTTCATCTGAAGCAGTTTTACATATTGTTGTTATTCCTTTCTGAACGTCGTCCATTTCTTGTTGAAGTTTTTGTTGTTCCTCTGATGTCACAAATAAAGTTCTATTAAACTCTCCTAAATGTGATTGAGCTGAATCAATTCCAGTAACAAAATCGCTAGCAGCTGTTCCAATATTTCCAAAAGATTTTTTCGTTTCTTTTTCTGCATCTCTAGCAGACTTACTCATTAATAATACCGCTCCTGTTACTAATCCTATTGCTGCTACAGCTATTCCTGCTGGACTTGTAATTGCACCTAAAACTGATGCTAATCCATTCACTGCTGTAGATGTTGAAGTTACTGTTCCCGACATAACTCCAATTGCCTGAGTAAATGTGCCAATTCCCTTGATAACTCCACCTACCGTACCAGTTACTTTACCTAATATCGTTAATAATGGACCTAAAGCTACTACAGCACCTGCTATTTTTAAGATCCATTCGACTTGTTCGTCTGTTAAATTACTTACCCATTTAGTTAATTCTTCAATCTTCTTTGTTACTTTTTCGACTACTGGCATTAATTTATTTCCAAAAGTTATACCTAAATCTTTTATTTTGTTTACCATTATTTGGATTTTACTTTTTAAAGTTTGATATCTTTTATTGGCTTCATTTGTTAAAGCTGAATTATCTTGCCATGCCTCATTTCCTAATTTCACAGCTTTATTCATTACACCACTAGCATTCGCTAGTGATAGAATTGTATTTGATAATCTAACTTCTGTTAATCCCATATCATCTAATACTGCTACAGCTGATTTTCCATTTCTTTTTGTATCATTTAATCCTCCAATAAACGCACTTAAAGCTCCAACTGCATCTTTTTCAAATGCCTTTTTGAAATCTTCTGTACTCATACCTGCAACTTTAGCAAAATTTTCTAAGTTTTTTCCACCTGTTTCTGTAGCTACCTGGATTTTCTTTAGTAATTTACTCATTGCAGAGCCACCAGCTTCAGCTTCAATTCCAACACTAGACATAGCTGTTGCAAGTGATAATATTTGACTTTGACTTAATCCTGTTAATTCTCCTGTTGCTGCTAAACGTGTTGCCATTGAAACAATATCCGCTTCTGTTGTAGCAAAGTTATTTCCTAAAGCAACTATTGTAGAACCTAACCTATCATAATCTTTTGCGTTCATTTTTGTAACATTAGCAAATTTTGCCAAAGAACTAGCCGCTTCTTCTGCACTTAAATTTGTTGAATTTCCTAAATCTATCATTACTTTAGTGAAATCTAATATATTTTCTGTTTGTATTCCAAGTTGCCCTGCTGCCTCTGCTACTGCTGATATCTCCGTTGTTGTAGATGGAATTTCTTTTGCTAAATCTCTTATTCCTTGTTTTAAATTTGCCATCTGTTCTTCTGTTCCATCTACTGTCTTTTCAACTCCTGTAAAAGCAGATTCAAAATCTATCGCACCTTTGGCACTTGCAACTAAAGCAGCACCAACAGCACCAGAAAAAGCAGACATTTTCTTGCCTGCTTTCTCGATTTTTCCACCAACATTTTCTACTTTTATTCCAAATTCTTCAATTTTTTTGCCTGTATTATGTAATTGACTTTCTATATCTTTTATTCTCTTATTATATGTTTCAAGTTTTAGCTCTGCATTTGTTAATTCATTTCTTTTCTTTTTTATAGCTGTAGTGTTTTTCTCTTCTGCATTTTCTAAATCACTTAACTGCATTTTTAAAGTACTTACTTTATCTGCCTGGATCTCATACGCATTTCTTAAATATTCTTGTTCTGCTCTTAATTTTTGCGTACTTGTTGTTGATTTGTCCCATTGACCTTGAACAAGTTTAAATTGATTATAATTCTTATTTAATTCTAAATTCACTTCTTGTAATGTCTTTTTAAAATCAACAGCACCATCTTGTTTAAAGACTAACCCTACTCTTTTTAATTCGTCTGCCATTATTACACCTCTTTTCAAGTTTTAGTTAAAATCTATGTTCATTACTTTCTTCTCTATTTAAGGCTGGAATATTTTTAATGACAAAATCTGCTATCTTGTCAATGTCTTCTAATTTCACAAGTCGCACCGCTTGTCTATATGTTAAAGGAGCATCATAGTTTGATGCAATTACTGCATATAATAAATGATTTGTCGCATACATTGTTCTTGTATATCCGTTAGAATCCTTTTCACCTTGAGCATCTTTTTTTAATTGTTCAATTCCACCCCTATAGTCTTCTAAAAATTCTAATAAAAGTGATGACACTTCTAAAATTAGCTTTTCTCCATTTTTCAATTCAATTTCCATATTTTCCTCCAACATCTTATATTAAAAAAAATTTAAAAAGGCTCTAAATTGATTTTAGAGCCTCGTTTTTAAGCACCTTGTACATTATTTCCAGATATTGCAGCTACTAAATCTGCAGCTTTTAATATTGGTTTTGTGAAGAATTTTTCTTCAGTTAATCCCTTTGGATAATTTTCGGTTTCACTATCTACATATGTTTTCTTTTGGTCATTATCATTAAAAGCATAAGCTCTAATTGTAATAGTATCATTTTGTTCAGAGAATGAGTCTTCAGATGTAGCAATATCATCTGTATTTTCAACTAATTGGCATTTTGGATACCAAGCATATTGAACTCCACCTCCAACTTTCTTTACAACTTTACCAAAAGCAAAGAATGGTCTTCTTGCTGGAGCTCCTGATAACATTAAACCACCCTCATCAGAAGTGTCATCTCCTCTCATTCTTGCTAAAGTTGCAGGATCAAATGCAACAACTTCTACAGCCATATCTATGCTAGAAGTTTGGTTAACTGTTTCATAATCTGTTCCACTTGCTCTTACTGTTGTGTTTTCTGCGTTCTCTGTTGTTCCTATATTTTTTACAACATCACTTTTCATTGTTTCTTCATAAGTTTCTGAAAAATCTCCAGCTTCTGTAGGAGTATTGAATGCTGTATATAAAGAACCAACAGTTTCTTTAATCATAGGTTTTTTGTTTTTCATACTAAAATTCCTTCTTTCTTTTTAAATTTTAAATGCTTACTATTACCAAGTTTTTATACCTAGTTTAGTAAGCATTGTTTTATAATATTTTTCTTTGTTTTTATCCCATAAAGGATAAACATGAGGATGAGAAGTTTTCATTTGTTTTGCTCCATGTTCAACCATAGGGCCATAATATTTTCCCCATCCTACTTCAATTTCTTCTTTTCTTTCTCTATAAGAGAAACTTCTCACCAAGTGAGTATATCCTGCTGTTCGAATTTTTGACATCGGTTTTGGTAATTTAAGCAAGTCATTTACAAATTCAACTGCTCCCGCTTTTATTCCTTCTATTGCATTTTCTGCTCCATCAACATATTTTGATACTATATCAGCTAGGTCATTAAAACCTTCAAATTCGTAAGTACTACTCATTTTCTACTCCTATATTTTCTAAAACTTCTATAGAGAAGAATGAATGTATTCTTCTACTTTCTGTTATGTATTCATGTTGAATAGTTGGAAATATACCTCTTGCATTAAGTTTCTTCTTTAATTCAATCAATTTAGAGTGTCTAGGTCTATCAGCCACTACAGAAATTTGATATGTCACTTGCGTATTATAATTAGATCCACTTGCTGTTATATCTTCCCAAATATAATCCCAAAAATGGATTCTTATTTCATCTTCCATTTGGTCATCTCTAGGAGTTTCTTCACTTAGTGGAACATTCAATCCTTTTAATAAAGCTACCAATTCTTCCTTTGTCATAATTCTTCCTCCAATTTCACTCTAGGATATTCTTCAAGTGTTAAATCAGTTTGTTTAAATCCATCTTTATTTGTAAAATGATAGGCATTGAACACTTTGTGATATTCGTCACCAATTTTCACAACACATAATGAATTAATCTCTTTAATTTGTGGTATTCGTAGTTTATAGGTTATTTTCTTTTTTCTTTCTTCAGCTTCAAACCTTAATCTATCTGAAATCGATAATTCTTCAAACCAAATATCATTTCCAGTATCATGCAAATATTCAACTGGATATGTTGAATCAGTTTGTTTTATTTCAAAAAGTCTAAATTTACCATCGTTATATGTTGGCAGACTTGTAATATTTTGCTTGTAAAAAAGCATATTCTGCTCCATATAATTGTTTAAATTCTGCTAATCTTTTATAATCAGCATATAAAACATAATTCTTTAATAGACTTCTTGCTTTTAAATCTTTAACATAATTGATTTCAGTACCACAAACTAAATTAATATCATATTGTCCATCTTTTATATATCCTATAATCTCTTCATCTTCTTTAAAAGGAGATGTATGTTGCTCTTGTTTTATTTCTTCCAAAAGATCTGCAATTTGTGTATCATTCATATAATACACCTCTATTCTTCAGTTTTATTTTCAGCTTTTTCTTCTTTTTCTGTTTCTTCTGTCTTTTCTGTTTCATTAACTTTTTCAGTTTCATTTTCTATTTTTTTGATTAGAATTTTACCTATTAGGTTTTTTTCAGAAGCCAATTCATTGATTCTCTTTTTGGTTGGAGTTAGTTCTTCACGTGGATATACGTCACTTACTTTATAAATATAATTATTATCTTTTAAATCTTTAAATGGATAAACAACTTCATATTTTTCTTCCATTTTTTAATCCTCCTTTACTAAAATTAGGAGCTTATTTCTAAGCTCCTGCAACTTCTTCTACAGTCTTAACAGCTGGAATGTATTCTTCTAATTTAGTTACATCAAATATGAATGCAACATTATCGTCAACTGCTCTACCGTTTGCGTAACCTTTTCCGATTACTACATCAGCATCATCCATAGCCATTGTTTGGTCATATTCTTTGATTCCTAGATTAGATAATCCCATTACATATTTCTTAGGAATTACTAAAGCTGCTTTTCCTTCAGGGTTATTAGCAGATTCTTTTACAGTTAAGTTTTTGTATGAACTTACTAATCTTCCTTCTCTATCATATATAGCAGGATCAACATAATCAGCTTTATCATTTGGATGGCATACTAAAACTAATCTATCAAATGTTCTTTTACCATTCTTTGATAAATACTTTTTAGCTGGTGCTAGTGCTTTTGGTGTGAATGCTGTTAGATTATTTACATTTTTATCTTTATGTGTTCCATCTTGATTTGTTGTACCTATTTGTTTATAAATACCTATAGGCATATCTTTTCCTGTTCCTTGTAGATATCCAAATTCTAATCCGTCATTTAATGCTTCTTTTAATATTGCTGTGAAATATTTATCAACAAATGGTAAAGCTAAATCTCTTATTGCCTTAGGGATTACTAGATAAACAGTTAATTTATTTACTTCCATATTTAATCCAGTAAATGTTGCACTTAATTCACCCTTAATTTGATCTGTTAGAGCTCCCCATGCATAAGTTCCTGATTTTTCAGCAACTAACCATCTTTTTACGTTAGCTGGTGTAAAGTTAACATCATTTAATATTCCGCTTTCCTTTTTAACATCTTCTAAAGTAACATCAATTATAGTATTTGGTATAATGTCAATTTGGTCTGCAGTTATTGCTTGTTTTACATCCTTTAATGCTTCATAAAATTTTTCTTCTTCTTTAGATAATGTTTTTAATCCTAATGATTTTGCATAAGCTTCATCATTTTTAGCTTTTTCAGCTTGTTCTTGAATTTCATTTATTAGCTCTTCATATTGAGCTGATAATATTGTGTCCATTGCATCTACAACTGCTTGAGATTTATCCTCTGTTTCTTGAAGAATTTTTAAAGCCTCTTCTTGAGCTTGTTTCATTTTTGTTTCGTTAATTTTCATAATTTTTACCTTCCTTTTCTTATTTTTTTGTATTAAAAAAAGACGCCCATGCGTCCTCTTTAATCTGATTTTGTTCTGAACCATCATTTGGTTCGTTTTGTTGTTTTGATTTTTCTACTATACTTTCTGCAATCTCTTGTGCTCTTTCTTCAATTTTGTTTTCTAGTTCTTTATTTTTCATAACTAAATTATAAACAAAATCTGCTTCTAAAGATTGCATACTATCTTTTCTTACTTGAGTAGTAGAAAATCCTAATTCGTATGCTTCTTTTGAAGTAATCCATTCTTCTCTATCCATCATTTCTTTTATTTTTTCTTCTGGTTGACCAGTTTTTGCTACATAAATATTTACTGATGGTTGAGTGATTTTCTCCAAATCTTCGGCAACTTTTTTCATTGCATTAGAATCACCTCGTGCTTCTGTCCATGCATTGTGAATCATAAGTAAACCATTTTCTGGCACAACTCTTTCTTGTCCTGCCATGAAAATTACAGATGCAGCACTACAAGCAAATCCATCTACAATTGTTTTTAGATGTCCCTTAAATTCAGATAATAAACTATAGATAGCAAGTCCTTCTGAAACAGAACCACCATAAGAGTTTATTCTTACAGTTAAGTTTGGAGTGTCTACTGCGGCCAACGCATCTTTTAATGAAAAAGCATCAGTTGCATCTTCTCCTGTACCAAACCATGCATCAATCCAATCTTTTTTTCGGATATCACCATATACATACAATTCGGTTTCAGATTCATTTACTTTTCTAAAATTTAAAAACTTATCCATTTTCTTCCGCACCTCCTTTCACATTTGCATAGTTTTTAGTTATATAATGTTCATCTGCCCAATCTTCATCGATTTCAGGCAAAGTTAATAACTCATTTATTTCATTTCTACTAAATCCACTTGAAGTTAATTTGTCTATACCAGTTGCTGAATCTAATATGTCTTTATGTTCGATTTTACTTCTGTTAAATCTTATATGTTCACCTTTTAAGTAGTCTTCTTTTCCAACGAGTGATACATTGAATCCATCTTCTATTTCTTCAAAATATGGATCCACAGCAAATGTAATAAAATCTTCTGTAGCTGTTGATTTTTCAGTTTTAGTTCCATAAAAAATAGTTGATGGAATACACCATTTCCATGCAACTGCATCACAAATATTTTTTACAGCTTTTTCAAAATCTGTTAATTCTTTTTTGTCATCTTTATTAAGATTTATTAAGTCAAACATTTCAGATAATAAAACTACCGCTTCTTCATCGCTAAAAAGGCCTTCAGTTATTTTAGCCTTATAGTCTGAATAGCTTATTGGCTTTTGTGTTTCTAAATCCATTAAAGAAGGTTGTCCACCTGGGAATTTTAATCTCCATTTTGGTGTATTAGCCTTTAAATAACTTTTTTGTGTGGCATTTAATATCTTACTTGCATTACTCTTAAAACTATCACTTGCTGCCGTTAAATTTGAATTATTTAGTGAATAATATATTGAATTGTTTTTGTTGTACTCTTTTGTTATAGGAAGTGTATTTCCTTCTTCATCTATTAGTTTTATGTCACTAAATGTTTTTCCATAAAGAATATCATCTGTTGGATTATAAGAATCGGCAACATACAGTAAATTAGTATCTTTCTTTTTATTTATAATTACTAATGCTGTTTTATCTGTTAATAATTTTGTTGCTAATTTATATAAAAAAGTAGTTCCATTTTCGTTATAATTTGGCTGTAAATTCAAGGTCCAATATAATCCGCCTTTGTTCTTCTTTACCTTTTTACTTTCTTTATCATATTCAAATGTTTGTATTTCGCATTTTGATATAGTTTTTGCTATTAAATCAATAGCATGAGCTTCTGCTAAAGTGTAAATATAATCACTTGCATTTCCGTTATTTTTTATAAAATCTATAAAACTTATAAATTCACCTTTTTCATTTTTAAATATTTTATCTAATATCATTGTTTCACCTCCTAAACATAAATTACTTCTTCATCTAATAGTTCTTGTACACTCATAGCTGCAACAAAAGCCATAAATGGGTCGTTCTTTCTTAACTTTGGTTCTATTTTTTCATATTTTTTATTTCCGTCTTTGCCATCCTTAACTGACGTATTATTAATGGACCATCTCATAATTGCACTATCTCCTATGTTTATTTTTCCTTCAGCAAAGGCCACTTCTATTCGTGGTGCAACTATTGCTGCAATACTTGCTGGATACCTTATCATTCTAACTAAACCATAAGGATTATCCTTAGTTTCAATTGATAATCCCATTTCTTTAAAAATATTTTCAAGTAATTTATATCTATATGTATCTAACACAATCTTTTTTATATTATATTTTGTCATTTCATTTACTATCCACAAGATCATTTCTCTTGCATCTATTGAATCTTTATTTACTATTTCAAAATCTTCAAATCCATCTTGTCCAATATTATCGAATGGGAATTTTATATCTCCAAAAAATTTACTTTTTGAACATATCCAAGTTCTTTGTCTCCAGATATACTCTCCATCAATTTTAAATAAGAATCCTGCACTCGCAAAATCATTAAGTGATGCAAAGTCTATTCCTACAATTGCCTGTTTGCCTAATACGTCTCCTGTTTCTCTTGGAATTTCTTTTTCTACGTTACTATATGATGCTCTTAAAATGTTTTGCCAGTCTGTCACTACCTGTTCTTCATCTTGTTGTGGCAAATTCATTCTCTTTGCAAAAAACTCAACTCTATATGATCTTTGTTTTTGCATTTTCAAGTAATCTCTAATAAGCTCATTCATTAGTATTGGCATATATCTTAAACTTGGATTTGCTTGACACCATATTGTTATATCTATATCAGCTTTATTTCCTGTTTCTAAAAACTTTTTCATAGGAATGTCAACACTTTCCAAATCATTTACCTTAAAAATAATTGGTAATAATCCTAAAAAGTTTTCTTCTCCATTTAATACTAAATTAGACATAGCAAGTTTTTCATCTAAAGGCCCATCTCTTACTGTTCCGTTTGTTGTTATAGTAACTGTTCTTGCATGTTTTATTTTTCCTAATCCAGAACTATAAACGTTTATTTGTTTATAATCTTCATAGGCATGAAGCTCATTAAAAATAATCATACCTGTTTGTTTACCATCTTTTGTTTTTGCATTTGCTGTGTTATATCTCAATATAGAATGAGTTATTTTATTAATTACCTCTGTTTTATTCCAATAAAAATATTTTTTCATTATAATTTTATTGGATTCCAACATATTGTAAACTACATTGAATGAATTTAATGCTTGTTCTTCTGACGTTGCTACAATGTCAATATGATAATTCTTCACTCCATAATAATGTGTTTGTAAAAAGTTAGCCAAAGGCATTATCATACCATCTTTTCCATTTCCTCTTGCCATTAAGATAAGAATATCTGGAAATATTACTATATCAGGATTGTTTTTGTCGTACATAAAGAATAATGCATAGGCAAATTTCTGATATGGAAATAATTTATAATACCATTTTTCACAATACTTAATCGCCTTATGGAAAGTTTCCTCATCAAAAAAAACATCATCTCTCGACAATGTTGGCTTTACTATATTTTTTATTAATAATTTTATTTCAGCATCTGTTTCATTTGGATTTTCTTCAACAAACTTTATATATTCATCTATTTCATGACAACAAATCATCTTCGTCATCACCTACTTTAGGTCCTTCATCTGGTTCTTTTAAATCTAGTTCTTGTAATATTTTTAACATTTGTGCATTAATATCTTTTAAGTTTTTAACACTTTCATTTGGTTTCTCTGTAGGGTAGCCATTACCTGTCATTGATTTATATCTTAATCCATTATCTCTTATATCCTGCTGCAAGTCTTCTTTTAACCTAACAAAAAAGATATAGTCTTCAACCATATCTTCAAAATGCTTACCTAATTTGCTTTGATTTAATAATTGTGTTCTTAAATCTTCTCTTATGATTTCAATCTTTTCTTCAACTGCACTTTTTCTTTGTTTTTCTTCCTTAATTTTTTCATTTTGTTTTTTAGTTGCTTTATTTAAGTTATCTATATTATTTTCAATAATATCTAATTCTTTTTCTATCTTTTTTGTTTTATTTTTAGTTTTTTTTGTTGTTTTTTTACTAGCTGGCATTGTATCTACCCCCTTTCACGTAAGAAATTAAAAAAAGTTGAACAGTCTTGACCCTCACACCCGCTCCCCTTAAGGATTTTTTCGCTTGAGATTTTGACCGGGGTGTTCCGCTTCTATTTGTTTTTTATTTTAATGGTTTTATTTCTTCTTTCATCAACATTCCATCTTCATACCATCTTGTTACTACACATTGTTCATCGTATGTTTCTAATAATTCTTCCTTGCTTTCTATATCTTTATTTGTTAATTTAGTTAATCCATCTATTATTCTATTTTTGTTTTCAATACTTCTTCTATATGATTTAATCTCCTCTGAAAGAAACTCTATTATTTCTTTATCACTTAAACTATTCTTTCCTATATGTCTGCTAACTCTTTTTCTTGTTTCTTCATATATATTATCCATAACTATTATCCTTTCATCAATACTATTTCATCTATACTTAAACATAATAAACCATCTATTACTTCTATCTTGTATGTATGATCCAGATGACTTATTTGTTTTCCATCTTTAAATGTACTATCAAACAGTCCTAGCTTTTCTAATATCATATTACATTCTTTTTGTGGTATGTTAGATAATAACATTATTGTTTGTTGCATTAACTTTAATACTTTAGTTGTATGACTTAACTGTTCACTCATTGTCTTTCCATTTAAACAATTGAAGAACATCTTTAAAGATATAACTATATCTTCATCATCTAATAAATATGCTGCAGCTATTCCTTTATCAAAGTTTATTGTTCCTGCTTTTTCTTTATTGTCACTCATATCTTCAACAACCGCTTCTATATTATTAAACTTGTATGCTTGTATTAAATGTTCTAATTTCATGTTTACCACCTTTCTTGTGTAATAAGTTTCTTTTTCTTTCTCCAGGTCCATCTATGTCTTTCTTCTATTATCTCGTGAGCTTCAAATGATAGACTTATCATGTTGTTTATATCTAATGCTAAATCCGGTCTTTCTTTTATTGGTATTATATGATGTACTGTATTAGCATCTACTATCTTTATTTTATTTGGGAAATGTTTTCCATCATTCCACTTGCCTAAAAAGAATTGACATTTGCCTTTATCTCTTGCAAGTACTTTTTCTCTTGCTATGTCAAAGTCTGTAGAATGATAAAATTTATCTGTATTTCCTTTTGCTATTTCCGCTTCCCAATTATAAGTTTTTCTTCGTTTTCTTCTTTTCTTTTCATTCATAATTCTAGCCTTTTAATATACATTTATTATTCATCCTATAAAAACATTTCACTTTATTATTATCAACTACCTCAAACATATTACAATTCTTACATTCATTTGGTAATTGTTTTTTTATTCTATTTAATTCTTCTTTTCTTATGTTCTTTTCTTGAATCTCTAACATAATCAAAGCTCCTTTACACTCATCTAAAATACATTCCTTGCATTTCTTATTTGAGTTTGGACATACTTCATTTGTTACTAAACATTCCATAGCATCACAGCCTCTGCTATTCTTTATACTTTACTTCATCATATTTATCTTGTATCTTTTTTATAATATCTTTAGGTGTGTCTTTATTTATTATCGCTATATAATGTCCTATGTCATCATAGTAAGTGTATATTATATAATTATCCATAAACTTACCTCTTTTCTTTCTATAACTCTATGTAATGATACAATAGACTTTGTGCACATGGAAATATGAATATTTATTATAGCTTCATCTAGAATATTGCCTCATAAAAACTCTTGCCATTTGTTTTTTCTTATATCACTACATACAATTATAGCTCATTACTCCTAGAACACGAATAAATCGTACCCGTTAAAACAGATTAACAAGCTATTGGCACATCTTTAAGGACTTGAACCTTAACTAATAGTTTTGGAGACTATTGTGCTACCAATTACACCAAAGACATATTTTATAGCTATTAACTAGGATAGCTTATCACCACTCTTGGTAGTCGGTAATCTTATATATTAACGTTGCCTAGTACTTTAATACCAAAAATAGAGCCATGCTATAAAGTAAATCTATAACACAGCTCCGCAAAAGGGCTTTTTTAACTAATTCATTTAAAGATTATTTAACAACCTTTTTCTAACTGATATAAGTATAACATAAATTTTACTGACTTGTCTCGACTTTTACTGACCACTTGCATTCATTTCATCAAATAAATTTAAAGCTAGTCCGTGCATTTTACAAGTTCTATCATAAGAATAACTTATATCTACTGATATCTCTTCAAGACTCATTCCTTTTATGTATTTATCTGTTAATATTGTTCTGTATGGTTCTTTTACTTCTCTTATTCTCTCCAATATTCTATTTTGCTTTTCTTGGTCTTTCTTTAATAATTCTAATATATAATTATATTGATCCATTAACTCTTCTAATGCATAATTAGGTTTATTTTGAGCTTTTGGCATTCCATCTAAATTTTGTGAAATACTATACACCATCGCTCTTTGTTCTTCATATCTATGTAATTGTTCTCTTATCCATTTTTCAGAGTATCTATAATCTTTCAAATCCTCTCTAGTCATTCGTTTACCTCCTATATCTTAATCGCTCCTCCATTTTTAGCTTCTCTATCTGGTTCTACCATTTCTTCTATTAATCCTAATTCATGAAAACTAAAACATTCTTTTACTCCATACTCTAAATCACTATATAAAGCAAAATTAGGATACATCTTTTCTAATATGTATTTCTTATTTCCTTTTTTCAGTATCATCGGTGCGTACATATATTACCTCCCCATAGTTCTTTGTTTGAATCCAACTCTTAAATCTATTACATTCTTCTTTTGTATCTACTTCTTTACAGAAAAATCTTTTACTACAACATTGACATAGTTTAGTCATTTACACCATCTCTCCATCTATATACTTTTCCTGTTCTATATAAGTTATATTCATCTAGATTGCTACTATTGTGATATTTTATTACTCTTGGCATTAAATCACCAAAATAACATTCTACTTCTTTTCCGTTTATTTTTATCTTATTATCACATCCTACAAATCCACTACACATTCTTGTCATTCCATATTCAGTAGGTTGTCCACAATTGTTACATCTTACTATTCTTTTCATTTCGTCTTCATTGTCTTCTAATAGTTCCATTTGATTACCTTCATCTAATATATTTGGATTTATATATTTCATTGCTTGTCCTCGCTTTCCTCATAACTTATCTTTTCTGTATAAATAAATTTATAATAGCCACCTCTTTTGCTTTCTTGCCACCATAAAAACCAAAACATTGTATCTGCTAACATATCTATTATGTATTCGTTCTCACTCCATCCTCCTGTTGTTAATTCTACTATTACTTTTCCTTGTTCTGTTTTATCTATTGATATTGTCCCATAATCTGTATTCCAATAATCTTCTATCCATCGAATACAAGCGTTCCAATCATTTGTTTTAAATATATTTACAAAACTATTCATTTCTTCTTTAGTCATTTGTTTTCTCCTTTCTGCTTTTATTGTAAGCTCTTACTAATTCGTTGATTTTAAGTTTTATTAAGCCTAGTTGGTGTGCTAATTCTACTTCTGTATATCCTACTTGCACTTCTCTATCTAATTCTTCTATCTCTTCTGTATTATCTTCTAATATCCTAAAATAATAATCTTTATCAAATAAATATGAGGTATCAAATTCTCCTGTTCCCCATTCAAGTCTTTTATTTTTATATTCAATAACTGCTATTGTATTATCTAATACTTTTAAACTATGTACTTCTATTTTTGTTTTATCTTTTATTTCTTTATCACTAATTGCTTTTATTAATTCATATCCTTCATAATCCTTTTTATTCATCTTCTCCTCCTATCCAGCCGAAGCTCTTTTACTTTTTCGTTTATTGCTTGTAATTCTTGCATTTCTATTGCAGGTGTATTACAAGCATCATATCTTACTGCAACAGCTTTTTTATCTTTTAAAAATACAATTAATTCTATCTTTTCATTTTCATCATACTGATAATATCCGTCTTTACTATCTGATTTATATACTCCATAATATCCCAATTTTTCAAACATCTCATCTGCTTTACTCAATATTATCAGCTCCTTTCAAACATCACAAATCATTAATCCATCTAATCCTTCTATTTGTTCTGAAACATTATCAAATATTAATCTAAATCCACAAGAATTTTCATCCCATTGTATAAAACAGTAATCTCCTGTATATTCATCATATAATTGCATTTCTTCGTAAATGTCTCCGTAATTATTTGTTCCTATAAATTGAGCTATACTATCTTCTATTACTTCACAAGTTGAATATCTTCCGTTTTTATTAATATATTGAATAGAATATTTATACTCATATATAGGTTTATCTATTTCTTCTACTCCCATTTTAGTCTTCTTTACAATCAGATTTCCATATACCCATTTTCCTGTCAATTTGCTTTTACCTCTATATTTTATCTCTCTCATACTTCCTCCTAACTGCTGTATATTACAGCTAAACTTTTTCTACTAAATCAGCTTTAATTAAATCGTATAAAGTATTTAATACTACTTGTCCATTATTTCTAATTTGAATTTCTTTATCTTTCCACCATATTATTAAATATTCTTTATAGAATAGACCTTTTCTAAATTCTTTTTCCCATACTCTATCTCCACAATAATCTGACGGTTTAAAACCATAGGAAGTAAATAAATCAAAATCATCTATTCTTACATCATTTTTTATTTTTAACATCTTTAATCTCTCCTTTCACATTTTTCTAACCACTTTTTATATGTTTTATCACATTTTTGTTACTTTATAACCCTTTGTTTATTTACTTTATCTATTCCTACATAACAACCTGTATCTTCTTCATTTACATCTTTCCCTGGATATAAAATACATTTATAATTTATATTGTTCATACAATCTTTACACTTTACTAAATCTTCAAATATTTGCATTTTATTTTTTCTCCTTTACTTTATAAATTATAGATTCCATCATTTCTTTGGTAACAACTTCTTGTATATTTATAACTCTTAATTCAATTGGATAAGCATAATCATCATCTATTTCCATTATTCCTAACACATCAACATAATTTCCATTTTCATCTTCCGTATAATCAATTGCCACTACTCTATCTCCATTTACAAAATCATCTTTTTGTATAACGCCTTTTAGATTAGGAGAATGTTTGACTATATCTTTCTTAAATATTAAGTTTTTTTCGCATTCTATGTATTGTGGCATATAATAATTAGCATTTATTACTTTATCGATTTTACCTATATCAGTTCTTATATATTCATCATCTTTTATTTCATTTTCCATAGATTAGTCCTCCTATTTCTCTGTTTTTTTGCTTGTAATCTTCTTTCAGCTCTATTTCTTGGTTTGGGATTTTCTAATTGCTGTAATTTTTCAAGTTGTTTATCTGTTAAAGATTGTGTTGTTGCTGTATATTCCATATATTTACTCCTTTTCTAAACCTTTATAAACTAATCTCCATTCGCTATCATAAAATGATATTGTTAATTTATTAAATAAATCAAAAGCTTCATTTTTATTAAATGACTTTCCAAAATAGTTTTTCCATTCTTTATGATTAAATTTTAATTCTATTTCAAACATAATCTACTCCTTTTCTAAAAGTGATTCCATATCTATAATTGTATTTAATTTTCCTTGACTTGCTGTTATAAACTCATCTTTTACTTGTCTGTTTTTTATTTCTATTGTTTTTGCTTTTATTTTGTCTTCCCACTTCTTATTACATAATTTATCTGCTATGTTTGTTCCATCTATATAAGCTTCTTTTTCTTTTTGTTTTGATTCTTCTATTTCTTTAGATTGTTTTTCGATTAGATTTAAAACTGTTTTTACATTTTCTTTATCTACAGGTCTTAAAAAATTGGTTTCTATTCCATCGTGATAATATAACTTTTCATAATTTAATATATTTTTAATATATTTTATCGCTTTCTTTTCTTCATCACTCATTTAACCACCCCTGTTTTATTAATTTTTCTTTTTCTTTATCTAATTCTTCTTGTCTTTTTAATAAAATTTCGTATTCTTTATTTTTCTCTTTTTCTTTTTCATAAGCTGTTAGTAGAGTTTCTATCCTTTTTACTCTTACTTGCATATCATCACATAGTACATCATCAAAATTGTACATTACGTTATATACTGCTTTTAAATCTTCTTTTATTTGTTCTAATTCTTCTATATTCATTTGCTTACACCTCACAATTCAAATTCTTCATTGCAATCTTCTAAACCACAAATATAATGTATTCTATTTTCTAATCGCTTAATTTCTTTTTTATAATCTTTACTATGCTTTATTTCTTCAATCTGTTTGTCCATTTCTTCTAGTATTCTTTGTCTATCATATCCTGATAAAATATCTACTTCTAATATAAACTTTTCTCTATATGCTTCTGCTCCATTTAATATTAATCTTCTAGCCATTTCTTCATAATCAATCATTTGCATCTTTTTTTCCCTTTCCTTTACATAGATTTTTTACTGCTTTTATACAATTTCTGCATAAATCCGCTTCTTTTCTATTGTTGATACTTACTAATTGTCTACTTATTCCTGATAATTTTTCTCCACATCTATCACATATATACCAACTTTTTCTTTTGTTTTTTACATTTTTTTCTATTAGCAATTTAATCTTCCTCCTCTATGATAATCGCTATCTTTCTTCATTTAATGTATCTCAATTCTATTATCTTTGTCTCCTGCACATTTTAAATTTGTTATTCTTCTTGCCTTATATGTTCTACCTTCTTGGTTACTTTTTAATGTTCTTAGATTCTTTATTACCTGGATAATGTCTCCTGTTATTAACTTGTTATTGTACTTGTCTGTAAATCCTTTTAGCGTCATTACTTTATTAAGTTCATCTTTGCTTTTTCTTCTTTTCTGAAGAACTTCTTTTAGAGCTTTTGCTACTTGTGTCATCTCTACAGCATTTAAATTTCCTAACTCTAGCTCATGAAGTAGATCATTTCTTGCTAATTCCTTTTCTCTTATATCTTCTTCTAGGTCCAATTTTAACTTGTCTATTCCTTCAAAAAAGTTTTTCATTTGTATTAAAAAATCTTCTTCATCTGTCATAGCATCTGTCCTTTCTATAAACAAGTAGTTTATACTTTGTGTCTTTTTATTTGATTTATTAGGTATTTCTGCAAATCGATATTTTTCTTCGTTCTACATAAGTTTATATCAGCAATTTCCTGTTCTAATTCTTGTACTCTATCTTCTAATTTCTTATTTTTATATAGTTCATCATAATAAAGTTGTTCGTAGTCTTTCATTTTTCTTTCCTCTTATTAATACGATCTATTATTCTTGCAATATTTAATCCAATCTTTGTCAAATCAGAATTTTCTTTAACAAATTTATTTTGGTTCATTATCAATTCTTCTGCATCTGATACCAACATAAGATTCTTTATATCACAATTTCTCTTATTTCCATCTGCAAACATAATTTTATATCCACTTGGTATGTTACCATACATACTTTCCCATATTACTCTATGTTTTAAAACCCAATTTTTATGGCCTTTACCATCTTGTATCTTAACTAAAATATATCCATCTGAATCTAATCTTTCACTTCCTATTTCTCTGTGATTTGGTGGAATATTACCTTTTTTAAAAGTTGTTTTTCTTGACCTTTCTTGTGATTCTTTTGGCATATACTCATCCCATGTTTTACCTTTATTCCATGATATTTGACCTTTTTGAAACTGT